ACCGTGTTCAATAACACAATATGCTAAATTGCGAATACCCATATCAAATCCAACATAGACGGGCATTCAATTAACTCTCTATTTAGAGCTGTTTTTAGACCTAACCGTAGAGGATGTCAACGAATTATTTTATACTCGTCAAGCAACACGAAGATGATACAGCAAACGACACCAGAAATCAATTGATGTATCCAAACACGAATACCGTCTATATTTTACCCGCTAATAATCTATCGTATTATGTGGACCACGGACTTTTTGAAAAGTCGCTCATTAGTTGGTGCCGGCAGTTTTGTAATAAAAATTCAGCGATGCTAGATATCGGCGCACATACTGGTACTTATTCAATTGCATTGGCATCACACGCGAACACAGTCCATAGTTTTGAGCCACAAAAGATGACCTATTACGCACTCTGTGGTTCTATCGCCTTGTCAAACGCTAAAAATGTAACAGCCCATAATATTGCCTTGGGCTCCCCAAGCCAAGTAGGTATCCAAACCTTGAATATTCGTAGTAACGATGGAGGTGGATCATCATTACAAACATTCGCCGATCCAGTTTTAGGAAAAGAGGAAGTGGAAGTGAGAACCTTAGATTCCTATAATTTCCAAAATATCGGATTTATCAAAATGGATGTTGAAGATAACGAGTTAAATGTGCTCAATGGCGCTATCCAGACGGTTAAAAAGAATAATTATCCAACCATCCTTTTTGAATCAAATCAAGAAAATAAGGAATTGTTTACATTTATTTTGGAGGAACTCGGTTACGGTAATATTATACCAATTAAAGGATATAGTAATATGTTTTTAACAGAGCCCAAGAAAAGTTATTACCAATCATTAGGTAAAAATTAATGAATTTACATACTGATGTTAATATATTAATACCAGTATGCTACGAAGCGAGTAGAAAAGCACACGAATTAGCGATAAATTCGGCTAAAAATCATCCAGAACAGTTCCATAAAATGTATTTATTAATTTATGTAGAAGAATTTAATAAAATATATTTATCTATACTTAAACAGTTCTTATAAATTCCCATCCCATATCTTCGCATATTTTCTGCCAAATCTTATCTTGCATATAAAGTTTTTCACGACTTTTGAGCAACGGAAAGCAGGGTAAATAATCATCTAATTCCAATAATTCACAGAATTTGTAAAGTACGAACGAATAAGATAAGAAATTGGACCGTTTCTTAGGGCAATGTTTTACGAAACTAAATTGGATTTCCTTAAACATATAACGTAGTTTCTCCTCAACTTCGCGAGATAAAACGGGTGCGGAGATACCGTTAAGACGGTTAAGAATATGCGCAACATGGTCGTAGCAGCGATTCAACTTTAATTTTTTGATGACATCTTTTAATTTTGAGGGCTTGAGTTTACTCATGTCGGTAATACGTTCTTTGCGGAGTTCTTGGCGAATTTGGTCTAGAATAGCAGGCGATATTTCAGTAGTTTCTTTGGCTTGGAATTGCGCTAGCCATTCGTTCAAGTGATTAATTTTCTTATACGCGTAGTACGACATTTCACGTGGTGGATCTTTATAGGACGGTTTCTCGGAGTCAACCAGGACATAATCGCGGTATCCACACTGAGGGCAATCCAAAAAGGTTTCATTAAATAACATTTCGCTATCACAAACGGCACAATTTCCAAAATTTTCGGTTATTGAGGAGGCGATACTATTTTCGTGTTGGATGGCGGTAGGATTGAGTGCGGTCAAGTAAGACTCTAACGCTTTATCACGCTTAAATCCAATAGTGTTTGTAATTGCCGATGCTTTTTGGACCTCAGGAATTAAATCGTTGGTCTTGGTGGATTTGTCATCGGCATCGTTTGTAAAATAAGAATAAACGCTGTTAGCGGGCATCTTTCCTTTTGCGACGGATTCAACGGGTCGTTCTCCGCCGGCAATACGTTCTTGGGCATCGCTGTATGAGAAGAGAATATCGCCGACTCGTAAAAAATAGTCCGCTTCGGCGGTACCATCTTCCAGTTTTTGAATTGTCTTTTCTAAAGCAACTACCTCCTCTTCTATCTTTTGTCTGGAGGCCAGGATTAATACATCGTTCACATTGGTGGAGGCGCTGGGTTGTAAGAATTGCTGTTCAACGGAGGCGAGTTTCTCCTTTTTCGCCGCAAGTTCCAAACGCAGTTTGGGTAAATTTGTTTTCTCCTCACGAATCTTTTGAATCTGTTGTGTATGAAACGATTCTAAAGTTTTAGCAGGTTCTAATGTCTTTGGTATTCGTGGAGCCGAAGGCTCTAACTCACCCATCGGTTTCAATAGGTTGTCTAACGATAAGGGCTGTGACATTATACCACTTATACTAAGAAAAGCAAAATTTACCGTTTAGACCGTAGAGGATTCCGCGGGTGGTAACGGAGCAAAAATATCCCCGGAGCCGAAAATTTTTTTCTCGGGCTCAGGTATAAACAACAATGGGATCCGGTGGTTTAATGCAGCTCGTCGCCTATGGTGCTCAGGATATCTACCTCACAGGTAACCCACAGATTACTTTCTTCAAGGTCGTCTACCGTCGTCACACTAACTTCGCTATGGAATCTATTGAACAGACATTCAATGGTTCAGCCAACTTCGGCAAGAAGGTACAGTGCACAATCTCCCGTAACGGTGACTTGATCCACCGTGTATACCTCCAGTGCACACTCCCACAGGTTCAGCTCCAGGCCTCTGACGGTTCTGGTGCACAGTTCCGTTGGCTCAACTGGGTTGGCCACAACTTGATTAACAACGTCTACGTTGAAATCGGTGGTCAGCAGATTGATAAGCATTACGGTGATTGGCTCCAGATCTGGAACGAACTCACCCAGCAGCCAGGTCTCCAGGCCGGTTACGCTGAGATGGTAGGTAACGTTCCTCAGCTCACCAACTTGCTCGTCCAGGGTGGTGAACCATGCGACAACTACTGCGGTACTGGCGAACCCCACGCCTCCCAGGAAGTCCGCAACTGTGCTCCTGAATACACCCTCTACATTCCATTCCAGTTCTGGTTCAACCGCAACCCAGGTTTGGCTCTCCCTCTCATTGCTCTCCAGTACCACGAAGTCAAGATCTGGTTAGAATTCAACCCTCTCCAGAACCTTGAATGGGACTATGCCACATCCACTGTCGGCGGTGTCTCTGTCCAGAACACCTCTTACCCAATCCAGCAGCGCATTGCCGCCGCCGGTCTCGTCTCCGCCTCACTCTACGTTGACTACATCTACCTCGATACTGATGAACGTCGTCGTTTCGCCCAGGTATCCCACGAATACCTCATTGAACAGCTCCAGTTCACTGGCGGCGAATCTGTCACCTCATCTGCCAACAAGATCAAGATGAACTTCAACCACCCAACAAAGGAACTCGTATGGGTTGTCCAGCGCGACTCCTTCGTCTCCTGCGACCCAACTGTCGTCAACCCATGGAAGGGACAGCAGCCATTCAACTACTCCGACTGGTGGGATCGCTCCGTCTTGGAATCCGGTTACTCCGTCACCCGTGTTGAAGGTATGGCCGGTTACAACCCAGTTGTCACTGCCAAGATCCAGCTCAACGGTCACGATCGTTTCTCCGAACGCGAAGGTCGTTACTTCAACTTGGTACAGCCATACCAGCACCACACCAACATCCCAGCTGTTGGTATCAACGTCTACTCCTTCGCCCTCAAGCCAGAAGAACATCAGCCATCAGGCAGCTGCAACTTCTCTCGTATTGATAACGCCACACTCCTCCTCACTCTCTCCAACAACACTGTCAATACATACAACACAGCCCAGGTCCGCATCTACGCCGTCAACTACAACGTTCTCCGTATCATGTCCGGTATGGGTGGTCTCGCCTACTCCAACTAAGCGTTTGGGGTTATATTTGTATGCGTACAAATATGGCACAACGTTTGGTTGCGGCAAATCAAAAAATGCCGTATATAAAAAATTTTCCACAACTGATGTACTGATAGTGCTTCAGTTGAAAAAGTTCCTGTTTTCAAAAAAGAGAACACGAAAGAACAGTATAATAAGCAAAATTCGTCGTATATAACAAAAATTGACTTAAACATTAAAATAAATAAAAAACGTAAATTAATATGGGAGCATCACAATCAACAACTATACCCACAAACTCAAAGGTTATAACAATTCTTAACATTGATAGATGTAAAAAAGTAGGATGTCGTAACAGGGCGTTATTTAATGAACATCATTGCGAAACACATTTGCGCATCAAACAATCGTGCTGCGGTATATTTTATTCCCAAAATGGATAGTCTTTTACCATCGGCACATCTCTCTTTTCATCCTCGGGTTCAAATTCGGCTATAGCCAAATTACGTGCCGCATCACTTGTAAAGAACAGAGAGTCGTGGGACTTTTTATGTTTGTAATGGATGTCTATTGACCGATTAAATACATTAATATAGACGATTGAATCCACTGGAACAATACGCGAATATTTCCAAAATCCGTACGATACACCGTTTACACGTATAAACGATTTAGAAATACGAGTGACCGATGCCATTTGTTGTTACGTTTCACGTAATCAACAAAAG